CGCAGTGATGGACCCGAGGGAACGGGAGTGGTATGCGGGGAATTGTGTAGAAGTACATGTAACGGAGAAAATGTTCCGGGTTGAAGAATAAATATATTTTTTGGAAGTGACCTCCCAGACAACCCTTTAGACACTCATGCCTATGCTCTAGCCTAGACACCATTGCCCCTAACCCTAACCTCCAGGGGTTGCCATTGCCAGGACCTAGTACCTCCGGTTACGCGTCCTTAAAGTAAATCCGGCTACCTATGGTTCCCGATATACTCGTCAAATTGGAGATGGTCGGGGCCAACATTTCCAAGACCCAATAATAATTGGCGTCTTTTAACTCCCGCATAAAACTATTGCTAAGGGTACCCTCCTCCTCCATCCGGGTAATCTTCCGGCGGAGGGGTACATAATACTTCCGTTGAAGCATGCCCGTTGTCTGCGTGAACTGCGCCAACTTGAATGTGCGACGGAACAATATCTTGGTGGCCTGGTGGTTCCAGACCGCCCAAGTGGCAGTGGTATTCATGGATTGATCGAAGATCCGATCACTCGAACCGGGTCCATCGATACCGGAGAAATACTTGGTATCCTTGTACACGGTAAACCGGAACTGGACGTCCGGTGCGAGGGCCGCAGCTTGTTCGGTGTACAGATGGATCTCCCAACGCAAGCCTCGTGACATGATCTGATTGCCGATGAAGGACTCTTCGGTCTTCTGAAGGGTATTTTTTATGTTCGGGATCTCCGAAAAAATGTTGCTGCGGATTGACGCCTGGGGGCCGCCGGCGTACGACGCCGAGGTAAGCCACGCCCCGAAGTCTGCCGACTCGGGGTACGATTTGGTCTCCACGGGCTGCTGGCTGATCGCCTTGATTGCCCTGACCATGTGCTTCGATAGGCGCCTGTTCGTGCGCCGCTTGCGCCTCGGGCCGCGACGCGTCTTCCTGCGGTACGCCATGTCATTCACAAAGGGAGGTTGAAAAGCGGAGGTGTGGCTTAGGTCACTGCCGGAGTGGGCTAGTTTATTAAATCACTGCGGGGATGAGGTGGGCGTGTTTCGGAGTTCCGGGCTGTTTAGCCGAACTCCGAGCTTTTATCTATATAAGGAGGAGCGAGTGGAGCGACCGTTGACCTATAGAATCTTTTATAGGTCAACTCCAGTACCTTCGGAAACATGCCGCGCGCTCTTCGTTTAAATGGACAGAGGTTCTTCCTCACGTATTCCCAAGCTGCCGACATCTCCCTCGACGCTATCGCCGACCACCTCGCCGAACTCGCAAACTTCGACTTCCTCGAGATCGTTCAAGAGAACCACCAAGATGCCGGGATCCATTACCACGTCGTCCTCTGCTTTGAACCAAGGATTCAGTTGCCCTTCACCGCCTTCGACGTCGACGGCCATCATCCCAACTTCGTCGCCATCAAGAACGCCACCACCGAACTTTACAATCGCCGCCACTACATTAGGAAGGGGGCGGAGCGGCGTAAAGAGGACGAGCACCTGCCGAAAAGCCACAAACAAACGCCCTGCGACTACACCGTCGAGCCCGAGTCGCGTGGTGAGGTTCCCCCCTACGTTGAATCGACAGGACGCCTCAATTGGGGCGGAATTCTCGCTGCCGCAGAGTCCAAGGAAGACTTCCTCATCCTCGTCAGACAGCACCAGCCAAAGGACTGGGTCCTCCGCAACGACAGTATCACTAGATACGCCGACTCGTACTACAAGAAGGCCGCGGAACCCGAGAAAGTCTATCCTGCAGACAGCTGGATCCTTCCTCCCGCGGTGGATCAGTGGGTCCAAGAAGTCTTTGCCGATGTGAGTATTTTTATTCCGGCACGTTCACACGTACCTCCCTTGACTGATTATAGTTTGATTATTACAATTGGTTAGCCGAAACCGGACAGACCGAAGACACTCCTCTTGGTTGGCCCAACCCGACTTGGTAAAACCGCATGGGCAAAATCACTCGGCCGTCATAGTTACATGTGCGGAATGTGGCGTTCAGATTCCTTCGACGACACAAACGACTATTTAATTCTAGACGACTTTGATTTTGACTTCTTCCATGGTATGCGGAAGGCGATTTGGGGCGCCCAGGAAGTGTTTACCACCACGGATAAATATCAGAAGGGCGTAGCTAGATGGGGTAAACCGACCATTTGGATGTGTCAAGAGGAGAAAAACCCTTTCATAGCTGTAGATAAGAAGGGTTACGCAGTGATGGACCCGAGGGAACGGGAGTGGTATGCGGGGAATTGTGTAGAAGTACATGTAACGGAGAAAATGTTCCGGGTTGAAGAATAAATATATTTTTTGGAAGTGACCTCCCAGACA